GACTTTCCAACTCCTCCTGCACCGTACAAAACTGTGGGTGCATTCTCGGGTAGAATTCCTTCAATTAAAAAGCTCTCTGGAGTAGGGTCATAATTTAAGAATTCATCGAATGTAAAAACAGGAAGCACAAAGCCTTCTTTTTTAGGTGTATTTTTATCGTCGTTTTTTGGCTGTTGGGCATTCCAAAAGACTTCAATTTCCGTTTGAAAGTCCAACCCTGCCTTCTGGCAAAAAATATCGGGGATATCTCCGCACGACATTAGGATATCAAAGAATTCATTTAAGGGTACTTCTGGATAGAAGTGTTGTCTGAACAATTTTTCTAGTTCATCGAAGGCAGAATCGAGATTTTCTGCTTTTTCTAGATCTAATTCGGCAGTCTGTGTCTTCATTTTGTTCCTATGAGGGCCTAGGAGGGCCCATATAGCTCTTAAGGACAAAAGACTGCCAGAAAAATGCACTTAAGGAGCGAGCTATATGGGCCTTTTGAGGCTTTTATACGTTATATGTGAATAATTATTTCTTAAATGTGAATAACTGAGGTGTACATTTACTGGCAACGAGGTAATAATAACAAAATAAGGCTATATAGGCAACATTTTGTTTATGTTTTAAAGGTAAATTTTAGAAGTTCGAGAAGTTTTTGGATGTAGCATTTGATGCAACGTTTTATGCAACGTTTTTTAAAAATTTGAAGAATTTTAGTGGTGCATAAAAGCTGGAGATCCGCTCTACGAAAGGGTTTGAGGGTGGTCGTTGCATAAAACGTTGCATAAATGCTGGAGATCCGCTCTACGAAAGGGTTTGAGGCATGCAACGTTTTTGTGATTTTCCTATATATATAAATATATATAATTTAGCAGGGCTAACCAAGGGTATCTGCGGTGTATCAATGTAACCCCAAGATGGCCTGAGGCCACCCCATCAGGGGGCAGGTCTTGGGGGATTACATTTACACACCTAGACACACGGGTACCTTGAATTCATATAAATATATTTGCCAAAAAGAAAGAGGGACTATTAATATATTTTGCCAACCTGCTATAATGAATTAACAATGCCTGATAAATACATCAAGAAGTATTCGTTTCATAACCGCAGCTGCCAAAAGATCAACATGATGCACTCTTGCGCTTCTTGTCGAAGAAATATCAAGACACAAATTCCTGTGGACTTCGATGTTAACGGGAGAAACAAAGATTTCTTATCAAATTGCCCATATTGCTTTACTAAAATTTTGTACCAAGAAAACTAAACATGTCTAAAAAAGAGATTGCTAGAAGACTTCAAGCTTTGCATAAACTTAGGGTCTTGAAAGCTAGAAAAAACTTGATAGATTTTGGGCTTTGTATGCTTGATAAGTATGAGCCAGAATGGTTCCACTACTTGATTGCCGACAGGTTAGAATCTGCAGAGAGAGGGGAGACTCCTCGTTTGATGATCTTCATGCCTCCAAGACATGGGAAGTCTGAGTTGTGTTCTCGCATGTTTCCAGCTTGGTTCTTGGGTAAGAACGGTGGTAAGGAAATAATTGCAGCAGCGTACTCCGCTGAACTACAGGCTTCTTTTGGTAGGGATGCTCGAGATTACGTTTTGAGCGCGGAGTATAAGGAAATTTTTCCAGATGCTCACCTACCTAAAGATGCCTCTGCAAAGACTGACTGGGAAGTACATCATGTCATGGGTAAGAAGAAGAGAAGGTCTAAGTACTTCGGTACTTCAGTAGCAGGTTCTGCAACTGGTAAAGGGGCTCATGTTTTTATAATTGATGACCCTGTAAAAGATCGAGCAGAAGCTAACTCAAAGACTATTCGGGATCGGGCTTGGGACTGGTATACCTCTGTAGCGTATACTCGTTTGGAAGAGAAGTCATCTGCAGTTGTAGTGATTATGACTCGTTGGCATGAGGATGACTTAGCTGGGCGAATGATTGCTAAAGATAACGAGGCTTTATCTGACCCGAATAGCGAGAGGTTCTTGGAAGGCTGGGATATTATAAGTTTACCTGCAATAGCCGAAGAGGACGAGCGTTTCGAAATACGTAATTCCGACTATCAAGAGAGACTGGGAGCTAAGTTTGTAGGTCGAAAGGTTGGTGAACCTCTTTACCCTAAGAAGTTCCCTGTCGAGAGATACTCTCAGATTAGAGAGCTTGATAGGGGAGATTATGAAGCATTGTATCAGCAGAGGCCATCTATCGAAGAAGGTGAAATATTTAAGCGAGAGTGGTGGCATTTTTATAAAAAGTCCGATCTGCCTCCTGACTCTATTCTTGTTCTTCAATCTTGGGACACAGCTTCTACACGTAACGAAACATCTGACCCAAGTGTCGGTCTTACGGGTGTGTGGGATGGGCGCAATTTATATCTCACTCGTAGAGTACGTGGCAAGTTTACGTATCCAGATCTCAAGCGAACTTTACTTAATGAATACGAGACTGTTAAACCACACAAAGTTTTGGTGGAATATAAATCGTCGGGAATTGACCTTGTTGAGGATCTTAAACAGACTTTACTTCCTATTACTCCTATCCATGTCCGTGGCGACAGTAAGTTGGCTCGCGCATTATCTGCCACTCATTTGGTTGAATCGGGTAGGGTGAGGGTACCTGAAGGTGAGCCTTGGGTTGAAGAGTTTATAGATGAGTTAAAGAAGTTTCCGAATGCTAAGAATGATGATCAAGTTGATGCGTTTTCTCAGATGGCACGTTACCTTCTTAATCTCATGGCCGATTCTGTATATGGAGATGACATTTCCCAAGACAACTGGTTTCCTTCTTTCCGCCCCCCGAGTAATTGGCCGATTATCCGCTCTGTTAATATTCCTTCTAATGGGGATCCTTTTTCTGTTTTATGGCTTGCTCAAGCTCATGGAGATACTGATCTTTTTGGAATTAAGTTTCCACACAATACTACGGTAGTTTTTGCCGAGCTTTATGGTACTGCGGAAGACTTTCACCCTTCTTTTAGAGGGGGGTCATATTCTGTGTCAGAGATCTTGAGTTATATCCGCGATGTTGAAAAAAACTTTAACATGTACCCCAATCATTCGTTTTATTTTCAGGAGACAGATGAGTTTGGATCTTTTTCTCAGACAAACTTAACGGAGTTAGTTAACGCGGGGGAACTTATGATTCCATTTGACCCTGATCACAGGCTGACCGCACCGTTTTTGAAACAGATTTTACGTGACGAACGTAAGCCTTTAATTATTACTTCTAATTGTAAAAATCTCTGGAGAGTGTTACCATTTTTAAAGCGCGATAATACTGGTGCAGGTGTTTTCGCTAGAAACCAAGAAATTTCTTTGGTAGACTGTTTAATGATGGGTGTGTCTCCAATGATTCGTGGAGAGTTTGCAACTACCCAGATTACAAAAGATAACATATCTGAAAAGCAGCTGAACGATATAAGGTTCGACAATATATTTAAGGAGTCTCCCGATGGAGGTTTTTTAACACCTTCGTTTAACCGTCCTACTGATGGTTACGACGACTAAAGGAATTATGGCACAGTTAGAGCAATTTTCATCCCTGCATTCAGAAAACTCAGAAATAGAAGATCATTATACGAGTCTTTATGACGAGTTTGTTTCTGGGAATGATTGGATGCATGACATTTTTCGTCAGGATGATATTGATTTCTTAGCTATTGCACCTTCTGGCCGTGACAGTTCTCCGAGTAATTACCGTAAGTGGGTAGGAGATGTTTACGGTATTCGTACTCGTCACGATCCTCAAGGCTGGAAAGATACTACCCATATCGGCGGTATGAAACTTCGAGCCAAGTACGTTGCGATGGTTGCTCACTTATATCAGAACCTAACTCGAGATGGTCGAGTAACAGGTGCTTTGAAACTTACTACTGAGTCAGATATTGAAGAATTGTTTAATCGTGGTGATTTAAAGGTTAATGGGGGCGAACCTACTGAAGATCAGGTTCGTCAATTAATTCAGAAAGTTGAACGTCGATTAGAGAAAGCACAGTCTCAGGTTTTAGATCACAAGCAAGAGGCAGATGCTGATGAAGCTTATCATCGGTGTATTGAAGACCTAGCGAAGTACGGTGTTTGTGGCATGGAGCTAGGCATTCGTGAACCTAAACGTGTTCGTAATTACAGTACCAACGTAATCTTTGACGAAGAGAATGGCCAGGAAATTTTAGACATAGTTTCTAAACCTTCTTTTAAGGATTCGTTTGTAGTTGGGCAACGTCGAGTAAGTCCTTATAATGTTTTGTTAGACCCCAACGCTTCTGGGGATCCTCAAGCAGGTTTAGGTGTTTTCATTAAAGAGAGATTGAACTTTAATGAGGTAGCAGGTTTAGCTACTCGGGACGGTAATTGGGACAAAGAAGTTCTAGCGAGTTTGTTAGATAATCACGATCCCGACAGTATCGCTAAGTCAGATCAGAATACGATGGATGATTCTAGGACTAGCTTGCAAGACATGTCTATCCCCACATCCACTCAACCATTTATCCTTAAGAAGTTTTGGGGTTTGATAAACTCCGAGCAGTTAGATGATTGGATTGGTACTTCTAAGATCTTAGCTAACTTGAAGAAAGAGCTTATTGCCGAACATGGTAAAGAGAAATATTCTGAGACTCATTCTTCTTTTGAGATTCATCTTATTTTTGTAAACGATAAGTTGGTATACGCAGTACCTAATCTTTACGCTAATCGCAAACGTCCAGTGGCTTACGATAGAATGATAGCTGTTGAAGATACGAATTATGGTTTTGGAGTTATGTCTTTAGGTCGAGAGACTGCAAGAGCTATGTCAGATCTTTGGAGTAGATCTAAGAATAATGCTACAATAGTTGGTTCGGCTATGTTTTCTTACGATCCTGCGGTTGTAGATGAGCAAACCTTGATCTTTCGTCCAGGGGGTAGGATCCGCTATAAGGCTGGAAGTACCTTGGTAAGAGGGTCGGGCCCTTCTGGTGGTTTTTTACATCAGATGAACTTTACTTCTGTTAGCCAAGAATTAATGCTTCTTTTCCAGAAGCTAGAAGGTCTATTAGATGAGCTAACCTTAATACCTTCAAATCTTGTTGGTGTTAGCGCAGCAGCTACTCAAACAGCTACTGAGGTAACTCAGAATCTAAATAGTGCTCAAGTAATTCTTTTAGACATTCGTCGTTCGTTTGATCGTGAGATTGTTGCCAAGGATCTGGAGTGTACTTTTCATTACTTGCAGAACGATAGAGCTACCCCGAAGGATGCATTGATAGATGCTAATGTTGTTGTCTATGGTGCAGAGACTTTTGCGTTACAGCTTTTGAATAAGCAGATGGTGACGGAACTTCTTCAGATGATGCCAGCTTTTTTACAGGCTAATCAGAACGTAGTTAATTCTTTTAACTGGAAGAACATTTTATCTATGACTATGGAAGGCATCGGTTTTGATAAGGAGAAAGTATTGAATACTCCTGAGTTATCGGATCAACTTGATCAGATGTCGATGCAGATGCAAGAGATGGCTGCACAGATGGAACAGTCAAACGCAGACGGTCAGCAGATAGCTAAAGAGCTTGAAGAGTCTGAGGGACGTATACAAGAGTTAACGTTAAAAAATTCTCAGCTTCAGTCTCAAGCTCCTGTGGAAGCACGATTAAATATTGAACAAATAAATAATAAGAATCTTCAGCAAGAGTTGAAGAATCAGAGATCAAAATACGAACAAGAAATATCTTCAATGAAGTCTGAATTTGAGACTTTGAAGGAAGGTTTAAAAAATGACGAGGGCAAACCCCGAAGACAGATTAGAGATACTGAACGACCTAGTTCTGAATCTTAAACGTGGGCATTATCGAACTTTGTTTCGGTATTTGACTATGAGAAAAGAAGAGCAGCTACAAGCAGCCCAAGACTCGGCAACGAGTGGGGAAGCTCAAGCTACAATGTATTGTGTATTGGCTACTAAGCTCTATGATGAGATTCTTAGTTGGCCTGATGAAATAGAAGGCGCATTGGCGCAGGAATTATCTTTAATTAGAGATGAATTAAAATCAAAGCATGAAGCTTTAAAAGAGGAGATTTAAAATGGGCCAAGGCGTAGTTACAGACCGAAGTCAGGATTTTTCAAAGGTACAGATTTTTTCAGGTGGCGTTGCTGGAGGACAAACTTCTAAGTACTCAGCTAATGGAGCGATTGCTCACGATTCAATCGTATTAGGCGATTGTTCTGGGGGGAGTGTAGCGTTATCCTTACCAGATGCTAAAGTAGACGGTTTTGAAATGTTGTTAGCTTGTAGTGCTAAATCAGGGTCTAACACAGTTGTAATAACTCCTTCTAACCTTATAGGCGGAAGTACAATTACTTTTGATGCTGTAGGAGATAGCATTTCTCTTAAGTACAGTAAAAAAGCTGGGGGCTGGGTAGTTCTTGGTGGAAACTCTTACGCTATAGCTTAATTAGAAGGGGTCAGTAATGGGTAGAGGTGTAGTCAAAGACCGTAATAATTATTGGTCTGGAACGCAAACTTTTGAACGGATACTTGTTGAAGATGCTATTTTCCTTACAGGGGCTACTTTCGACTTATCTGGCGGAAATATAATTCTACCCAGTACTTTAGACTCTGGGGCTGTTCAAGCTAAAGATAATACTGGTCTGAAGTTACAAAATGATGGTGGTACTGAGATTTTTAGAGTCGATGACTCTGGGCATATAGGTCTTTTTGGTACTGCTAATTCTTCTTGGGGTACAGATTATCGTGCAGTTGAAGGCCCAAATACAACTTGGTTGATGTCGGCGTTACCTACTGGTAATGAAGCACACTTTGTTAGTCATGCTTATATTGATAATGCAGGTTGGAAATATAAGACAGCTAGTGAGATACCAATCAAGTCTACGTATGGGGCAGGGGTTTTTCATATCTCTACCGCTAACTCAGGTCTTGTTGGGGATCCATTAACTTGGGTAGATAGACTGACAGTTAATACTGGCGGAGTAGGTATTAATAATTCTACTCCTTCAGGTTCTTTAGATGCTAGATCTCTTCAAACAGATTTAGGTACTACTGTTACTGCAGCAAATTCTGATGCTTCTAAAGCTTTGTTTTTGTATTCGGGCCACGACAATCAAGCTCCTACTCTTTTTTGGAGAGGTGGACTTGGGATGGCGTTTGGTACGGGGTATGATTATACTTCTGGGGCTTCTCAATCTAGCCCTACTAATTATTTTTTGAATCAGACTTTTCATGTACAGGGCGGTGATTCTGGGGGTTTATCGAATCCTAGTGCAGGTGTAGCGGTTATTTGTGATGGCAATGCTGGAACTTATTATTCTGTAAATACTAATTCAACTACTTCGGCGAGAGGGTATGCTTTTATTCCTAATACTGGTGTAGGTATTCACGGACGAGTTATACGTGCAATTAGTTTTGTTAGTATGGCTGGTTATCTTGTCGGAGATTTTAAGTTTTATGGCAGAGCTTCTTCTTCTAGTTTTACCACTAATCCTGCTGCTAACGGTTGGACACTTTTGGTACAGGGAAATAGTACTAGTGTAGATGTTAATAGTCCCGATGTTTTTGGTTTTACAAACTCTACAGTTTTTACTACTTACATGGTTCATTTCACTACTTCTGGCGAACATCGCATTGCTGAAATGGGTATGTTTGAGGAAGTAGGTTTTGTTTTTACCAAGCGTATGGAGATTCTTTCAAACGGTAATGTAGAAGTAGCGAATACTTTGAATGCTAATACTCTTCAAGAGGGTAACGTAGATCTTAGTACGAAATACATTCTTGCTAATCAGAAGGGTGCGACTAACGGTATTTGTGAATTGTCTAATGGGGTTGTACCTAATAACAGGATACCTCCGTTAGCTATATCTGAGACTAGTGTGGTAGCTAACTTAGCAGCTAAGTACGCTTTGACTACTCAGCGTGGTGACATAGCTATTGTTACAGGGACTAGTCAAACTTTTATTAAGTTGAATGATGATGCTGCTACTACAAATTCTGCAGATTGGACTGAGTTAATCCCTAATGGTGCAGTAGTTTCTGTGAATGGCGATACGGGCCCTGTTGTAAGTATAGATACTTCACAGATTGCTGAGAATACTAATCTTTATTATACAAATGCACGGGTAGATGGTCGTATAGCTAGTGCGTCTATTAATACTTTGACTGATGTTGGCTTAGCTCTTTCGGCTGGGAATGCTAATAAAGCTTTGAAGATAAACGCTGCTGCTAATGGTGTAGATCAGACTACTTTTAGTTTACCTGTTAGTAATGGTTCTGATGGGCAGGTTCTTACTTCTGATGGTGCGGGTAATACTGCTTGGGAAGATTCTATTACTTCTGGTACATTTTTATCTTTATCAGATACTCCTTCAGCATTTGTAGCTGGTTACGAGGTTAAGGTTAATTCAAGTGCAAATGGTTTAGTTTTTGAACCGTTTTCTAAGAGTTTTAAGGATCTTACAGATACTCCTGCAAACTTTACTTCTTCAGGGGATAAGGTAGTTACAGTAAAGACGGATACCTCAGGTTTAGAGTTTACATCTGCTCAAGATTTAATACGTTCTACTCAGGCTCCGACTACTACTTATGCTACAACTTCTACGGTTAGTAGTTATGATCACAATCTTATTTTTGCACAACCGACTTCTGCAGATATAGCTTTAACGTTACCTACTACTGGCACGTCATTGCAAAATATGACTGCTAGGTTTTATATTAAAAATGTTTCTGGCACACACCGTGTTATTGTTAGAGGGTTAAGTGGGTCTGACCATCCTCAATCTGAGAAATTGAGTGCTAGTGATTCGACTGCTTCAGCAGGGTCTTTTGTATTACATCCTAGAGAGTCTGCAGTTTTTCAAGGTTTTAATGGTTCAGGTAATTATCGTGTTATAGCGAATTATCGCGATGACATTACTCAGATAGTTACTTCTAATACTACTCAAACAAAGTCAGCTAAGAATTTTGTAGTTACAGGTACTACTGCTTTAACAATAGATTTATTAGATTATCCTTTTTGGCCTTTGAATACCCCTATTTTGTTTAAGAATAGTAGTACAAAAGAATTAACTTTAGATCCTCACTTAAGTACGTCGATTGAAGGCTCTGCTAGTAATATAAAAGTACCTGCTGGCAGGTCAGTAACTATTCAAAGAATTGCTGCTTCTACTTTATCTATTGTTGATTCGAGTAGAGCTTTTGATTTAGATAGTTCTGGGAATGCTATTTTTGAATCGGGCAGAGTCGGCATCGGGACGAGTGGGCCGAGTGCAGAGCTCGACGTTGCTGGAGAAATAAACTTTTCAGGTTCAAACGATTCTTTTGTAACTTCGCTTTCTCAACCTAGAATTTATAGAAGTGGAGATGATTCTGGAAGTTATCCTTTCGATAATTTTGGTAATCTTATTTTACAAACTCGGACTGATGGGTCTAACCGTGATGTTGTATTTGCAACTGGTACAAATGGTGCAAATTTAACTGTTATAAATTCAGAGGGCAGAGTCGGCATTGGAACGAGTGCGCCGAGTGCTAGATTACATATTGTGGAATCAACTAATTCTACTCCTGCTGAAATAATATTATCTAGTTCTGATACAAGTGTAACTCCTGAGAATTTTCTCCCTAATAAAATTACTTTTCATCAAAGTGATACTAGTGGTAGTAGTGCTGGTACTGGTGTTACTGGTGTTATAGCGATGAAAAGTAAGAAAGCTTTGAATAATTCTACACATTATGGATTAGCTTCGGATATGAGTTTTTACGTTTCTGGAGATACAACCGCAGGTGCTGCGAGTGATAATGCTTCTAAAGAAGCAATGACGATTCAGCGAGGAACTGGGAATGTTGGTATTGGTACAGTTGATCCAGTCTCCGAATTGGATGTTAATGGTGTTATAAGAGCAGGGAATAATAGCAGTATTGCCGGTGGAACTGCTTTGAGAGTTCCATACACTGTTGCAGGAAACCACAGTGCAAATTTTGGATCTGCTCAATCTTCGGGAGCTCCACTGATTGGATATGCTGTAGAATCATCTCAAAGTGCTACTGACACTTTTGTAAGTACTGCTAATAATGTACTTTGGAAAAGAGCTGCGTTGATAGTTGGGCCAGACCTTGAATTTTGGAATGGCGCAGCTCAGAGTGTAACCGTAGGTTCAAATACTTCTATGACTAGAAGATTTATTGTGAAGGAATCTGGTAACGTTGGAATCGGAACAACGAATCCTACAGAGAAAATTCATTCGAGTGGTGCGATAATATTAGGTGCTGCTGCAAATACAGGTTTAGGAACTATACAGTGGACGGGTTCAGATTTTCAAGGTCGTACTTCAAACGGGTGGGAATCTTTAATAACTAACACTTCTTCTTTTGCTACTTCTTCGGATTTAGGGACGACTAATACTAATTTATCAAATCATACTAGTAGTACTAGTAATCCTCATAGTACAACTTTTACTAGTTTAGGCCAGACTCCTGCTAATTTTACTGGTGCAGCTGGAAAACTTGTAAAAGTTAATTCTTCAGGGAATGCTTTAGAGTTTGGAGATTTAAGTTTTGCTGATGGTTCAATTCAAAAAACTGCAGCAAGTGCCACTTCTCTTATGGCTTACTTTCTTGACCCCGATGATGTTTTTGAGGCTACTAATTGTACTTTATCAACAGGTTCGTCTAACGCTGGATCATTTGTTAAACTTTTTAATATTGATCTGCATCGGCAGATCAGTCCATTATTTCATTTAGCTCTTACTATTAGGTTTAAAAATTTAACAGAAGTTGTAATTAGGAGAGTTTTTACATTTCGCTATACAGAGTGGTCAAATAGTGTTGGAACTGCAGCTTCACAGCATGGATGGTCTGTGTCTAGTGAAGTTCCGTATCCTACGTCAACTAGTTTGGATTGGGAAGTTTTAAATGCTATCGGAGCTTCTGCTCAATATTGTTCTTTATTTTATGGCGCTCTTTACCATACAGTTCCTACTGGATATTCTACATTTGGTGATGGGCATTACTACCAAAGTATCGTTAGTTCAACACCGAAGCTTATAGGGTGTCACTTAGGTTCAAGTAATTGGGGAACTGGGGATATGAGGTTAAGTAATACTTCTACAGGGTATCCTACATCTCACTATTTAACTTATGGTACAAATTCTTCTAACTGGCCAGGTGGAAGAGGTATTCAACCAAATGGGAAACTTTACCTTACATTTAATCACGGGAATGATCATGTTCGAAATGATGTTGGGTTTACTGGGGCTTTAGGCGGTTCATATTCTAATTATAATTGGACTGCAGCTACTTCAATTAAGGTAGATATTCGAGCCGAACTTGTTTATACCCCTGGAACTCATGGAAGTTCAATGTCTTCCGCTAACAAATTATCTTGGCAAGTAGCTAATAATCAAACTATTTAATTTTTTATGTTAAAATATTTATAAGAAATTTTCTTTACAAATTATCAAAAAAGGAGTAGGCGATGCCTCAAGTAAATTTTAATCAAGTTTTGAAGTCTTTAGACGGCAATAGTATTTTACTAGACAACGAAGAAGAGTTTTCTTTTCGTACAGCAGCGGTAGGTGCTTTGTTAGGATCTGGTGGAGATGACACCACTTTAACTGGCACAAAGAAAGCTGAACGTTATGAGTTGGCATTAAAGGTTTCAACTTCTCAAGGCGCGGTAGAAGTTACTACTCAAGAAGTGGAAGAGATTAAGAAGGTAGTGGGAGATACTTATGCTCCTATTGTAGTGGGTCAAGTTTTTAGAATTCTTGACGGTGCATTTATAGTAGCAGAAGGATAAACGTATGAGTTATGGAAAAATACAGGGCCAAAGCGTCCACATTTTTACAGGTGCATCTAAGGCAGCCTTGCCTGATAGTATATTCGCGGATGGTAAAGTCCCTGCTTTTGCACGTTGTGTGGCAACAGGCTCCTCTACTTTTTTCCATGACGATAGTCAGACTACTGGGATAAGTGCTTCTGCAGGAAATATTTTTGAGATTGGTGAAGCAGGTATTTTGCAGAACCCTCAAGCTTTTCGCAGGGCCCGTTTTACAGGTAACTGGGAAATAATTATTTATTATGGTAGAGGCGGAAGCTAATGCAAATTAGAGAAGTACTAAATTTGGTGTCGGATGAATTACGGGATGGTAAGGCTACTAAGTACTCTCGTACTTCTTTATTAATTAAACTTGAAGAGAGTGTTACTCAGTTTGTTCAAGATTCTAAGATTCTTAAGAATAGTATTTTGATTCCACCAGTTGCAGATCAAGGGGTTTATCCTTTACCTGTTTACGGTACGAACATTAATATTATAGCTAACGCTCAAGCTGCTTCTAGCACTGCGGGCAACAATAATTCAGTTCCTACTTATTTAAGTTTAATTCGTTTGGGTTGGAGAGATAAACTTAATACTGGAGATGATGAAGTATTAAGATCTAATTCTACTTTTGAAAGAGATGAAGCAGGGCAATCTAGGTTTCAAATTGGTGCTCCTTTATATCATTATAACGATGAACTTAGTTTTTATAAGTTTGGTGTTTGGCCTATTCCAGATACTAATGAGATAGCTACTGGTGGCGTAGATAAGCGGTTTCAGTTAGACTATGTTCGCGATGCTCTTTATTATACAGATGCTGCAAACACTACTTTGGTAACGGCTAGTCTTACTGAAGATCATTATTTAGACAATGAGATCCCACTACAATTTCAACGTAAGTTATATCTTTTAATTTGTTACTTACGTTTGAAGAATAGTATTGATCCAACTGATGTACAAAAAGCTGCAAATTATAAGGCTCTTTATGAGTCTGAATTACTTGAAGAAGCTTTAAGATCTGGTTCTCACATGGAGAGATATAATCAGCTTAAAGTTCAGAGTTAAATAACAAAAGGAAATAAATATGTCTGAGACTTTTGAGGCTAATCAGCCTATGAATTCTGGCGGAGAAACAGCAAGTTCAACTGCCACTGGTGCTCTTAAAGCTTACCGTGAAGGTTCGGGCTCTAAGAAACCTTTTACAGAGTTTAAAGATGGTAAGAAAGAAGTTAGCGGAAAAGGACACTCGGCACAAACAATATCTGAACAGCCTAGTGGCGTAGATGATCGTCACACAAAAGAGCCTGACACTGTTCAGTATAAAGATAAGGATTTAGATCCTAATGCAAATGTAAAAAATTCAGGCGAAGAGGTTAAGAAGACTGAATCGAAAGATGGCGAAGAATCTCCGAAAGGCGAAGAATCTGAAAATAAGGTTGAAGATCGTCAGTCTGTTTCTATTGAGTTAGAAAAAGACGCTGCGACGAAACCAAAATCAGAAGAAGTCGATGTAGAGAATGAAGTTAAAACTACGGACAGAACCGACGAACTTTTACAGCGTTTGGAGGCTTTAGAAACTGCTAAGCAACGCGAGGCAGCGGAAGCCAAAAAAGCGGAGCGTCTTAAACAAATTAAGAGTGATCAAGATTTAGTTAATGAAGATTTTAGATTTGAATATGACGTAAGTAATATTCTTTCTTTAGATGAAGTACCTGATTCTGTAAGAGATTATGTTCTTGATGATGAACAAGCAGCACAAACTATGCAGTATTTGATTACTGACGCTCTGAACAAGTTAGTCAAAGATTTTTCTGGTTACGGTGATGCTCAAGAAAGAGTTCAGCAATTTCAAGTGGAAGAAGCTGAGACTCAGAGACAAACTGTAGTCAAAGGTCTTACAGATCGTGGAATTGATGTGAATACTTTTAACTCGAAAGAGTTTAAAGCTTTTGAGCAAGATCCAAAGAACTTTAAGCAGATTGATAATCTGGCTGAAAGATTTGGGTTTGGTTCATTAGAGTTTTCTCATTTGGTTCACGATATGTTTCAGACAAGCTTAAAAAGTAAGAAGTCTGAAACAGCTAAAGCGACACGAAGTGAAGCGGAAGCTGCTAGACAGAAGATTGCTCAAGGCCAAGAGACAGCTGCTCAAGGTCAAGTGGTCGGAGGTCGAGCTACAGAAAAGGTTGCGGTAGATCCACAATCTCCTGAAGCTAAGTTGGCAGCGTATCGGTCACATAGGTCGAAAAGGTTTTAACATTAATTATTTATTTTTAAGGAGATTGAAATGAGTGTAGCAGGAAATACTACCGATAATCTTCGTCGTGAGGTCAGGGACTCGTTTTATAGTCCCAAGTGGTTAGACTACAATCTTAAGCATTTGTTATGGCAAAAAATGGCTATGCAAATTGAGATGCCTAGCGGTGAAGGAAAGACAGTTCACATTAAAGCTTGGAATCCCCCAGCTAGAGTAATTACTCCAGTACCCCTTCTTGAAGGTGTTACTCCAGATGCACGTAAACTTACTCGTAGAGAAGTTAGTGCTCAGTTAGTTTTCTACGGAAATTACTTAGAGCATACTGATTTATTAGAAACTATTTTTGAAGATGCAGATAATTTAAAAACTGGTGAGAATCAATTCTTAGCTACTCTTCAAGCTGAAGAGCGCGACATGGCTATGTTTAATATTCTTACTGGTGGTACTAACGTTGTATATGCAGGTGGAGTTAGTGCCCGAAATGCTGTTAAAGCTCCAATTTCTATTGGTGATCTTCACGCTGTAAACCGAGCACTTAAGAACGGTCTTGATGGTCGAGCAGGAATGCCGATTACTGAGATTATGCGTTCAGATGGTAGTTTTGGTACAGTAGATATCGAGCCTTCATACGTTGCAGTTATAACTCCAGATTTAGAGTATGACATTCGTTCATTGCCAGGGTTTGCTCCTTCAAGTTCGTATGCTTCTACTACTAAATTAATTGATGTCCATGAGTTTGGAAAAGTCGATAATTTCCGATTCATTTCTACTACTAATTATGAGCCTTTCCGTGACGCTGGGATTGCTAATCCTGCAACTGAGAATGCTCTTTATACAAGTGGTAATGGTGGTGCTGGAAGTAAGGCTGACATTTATCCTATTTTGATTTTTTCACAGGATGCTTATGCTACTATTCCTTTGACTGGTGAGCAGGGTATGATGTTGATTAGAAAAGACTTAGGTTCCTCTGGTGGATTAGATCCTTTGAATCAGAGAGCAACTGTTGGTTATAAGAATCCATTTGCTGGAGTAATTTGCTTTCAGGAAAGATTGATCCGACTTGAAGTAGCTTGTACTGCTCAAGCAGGACTATAGGAAGTGAGGTAAGAAAATGGGACTTGATAAGCATGGAATTTTTAGACACACTTACACTGTCGCTAGTGGCAGTGCAGATATGATTCAAGAGTTAGGTTTTGAACCTTCTGAGATTGAGATCTATAATGAGAGTACTAATGTTACTACTTTTTTAAAGGGTGACATGGCTTCTTCAGATACAATCGCAGCTAATGGTGCAGTAACTAATACGGCTCATATTACTAAGTATGATGGCGGAACTGTTGTTTTGTATAACAACGCTCAAGCTAATCCAGTTACTTATAAAGATTCAGCAGGTGCTGCGGTAGTTGCAACTCTTTATAAAGATCTTGAAGGTAGAGATTCGTTATCGAATAGTCTACCTCGTTTGGAATTAGCAGATAGCAAGGGTGGTCAGTATATTACTAAATCTGGTTTTAAACTAGATGCAGGAATATACGCTACTAGCGATGTTATACATATAAAAGCTGTTCGTTAATTGGATATATAGATAGCTAGGGGCTTCGGCCTCTAGCTTTTTATTAATTTTACAAATTAAAAAAGGAAATAAAAATGGCAAAGAACTCGAAAATTTCTCCAGAGATTGCTGCACCCCCTGAACAAGATGATTTACTCCATCAGTTAGAGGCTTTGAAAGCTCAGTTAGCTGAGAAGGATGGTCTTATTGCGGAGAGAGATGCAGAGATTCATTCTTTAGAGTACACTATTTCTACTGATTTAATTACTTTTGAACGTCAGTTAGCTAAAGATCATCAAACTATCCTTCGTAATTATGGCGAAAAAGTAGGTAAGTTTCCTCGTCATATGAAGACTGTAGTTAGAGATCATACAGGTTTTAATGGCCAACGTCTTACTAAGCAGATTGTAGATAGATCTCGTTGGACAGAAGATCAAGTTAGAACTTACCAAAAGTATGAAGATGCTTTGAAAGAGCTAGATGATCGTCGTAAAACGACTATGGTTGCCGTAACACTAATTGATGATCCAGATGTAGCTGATGGTCAGTTGAACTGCGGTGTTAACGGTCAGTTATTAGGTTTGTATTATTCTAATGATTACATGGTTGACGGTGCTAAAGAAGGTAGACGGGTTCAGTTAATTCCTTATTGTAATTACGAAGCAATAATGAATTCGTACAAAGTTAGATTTAAGCCTATTGTAAACTCGACAGGTGGTGAGGGTCATTTACCTTACAAGATTACTCCAGTTGTTGAAGCATCGTTGGCTACTTCTGATCAGATACAAGAGCATCATAAAAAACTTCGTTTAGGAAATAGACGAAGAAATATGGAGCTTTCTGGTTAGGAAAACTTTTAGTACGAGGTTTTAATGACTATGTGAGGGTCTGATGGCTGAGAAAAATATTCGTGTTTTCAAGGGTCTGAACAGTGTTACAGACCCTTCTTTTTTAGATGAAGCTGGTGGTCAGTTAGTTTGGGCCGAGAATATAGATTTTCGTTCGGGGAAAATTAGGGCGTTACCTAATAGTGAAGAACTTGCGTCTACGTCTAGACCTCATACTACTTCAGGTTCTGGCAGCAATATAACTTATAATTATTCAACTGCTTTTACTTCTGGGGCTTCTGAGTCTACTACGGATAGAGGAAATTTTTGGTACTACGATCAGTTATATCAAGCTTCTTCTTGGGCTCAGCAAGATGCTTTATATTGGACAGTTTATAATGAGGCAAATAAAGATTATTTATTTGTATATTCTCCATTAGATTCTAGAGTTCCGTTTACTTCGAATGGTTGGAGTGATGGCTATTTAAGAAAGAAGATAGGTACCCCAACTTATTTAGAAGTGAAACCTAATTCTCAAACTCCAATTTTAACTACTTTATCTACTGGTTATAATTTTCATACTTTTGGTTTTGATCCTAGGTATGCTGTTTCTTTTACTCAAAATTTTTTAGGTAAAGTTGAAGAGAGTGGTCTTGCATTTTTAAACCCTGCTGAGTTTAATACTCAAGTTGTAGGAGGTACTACTTTAGAGGCTTATTCTTTATTTGGTACGGATTCTATTTCTTTAACTTCTTATTCTAATTTTATTATCCCTACTTTTGTACCTACTATTAGTATAGGTTCTTATTCGCATCAAGTTTTGGGGTCTGCACAATCTGCTGCCCATGGTTTTACTGGCCCTTCTTTATTGACTCAAGTTAGTTACAGTTCAGGTAAAGGCGCAACTAAGTATGCTTTAGATGATGTACCTAATATAAATGCTCGAGAAGCTACGGTAGCTGTAAGAGTTGATTTAGATAGTTCTTTTTTAATTGAAGATAAAATTTATGCAGCTATTATTGAGGAAGATACTTCAGATGTTTTTACGGAGTGTATGGCGGTTGTATCGGAGGCTAGTATAACTTCTGTAGGTACAGGTTTTGTCAACGCTACAAATAATACATTTACTATAACTTTTAGTTCCGCTGGCACACATCCTGCGAATACTTTATTTGCATGGATAGAACCTACTACAGGCTCTTATTATTTATTTAAGATTTCTTCTGGACTACCTTCTGGGGGTAGTGTTAGTGCTCAACAATATCCTAATCTTTTACCTGTTGGAGTGTCTAATCAAGAGGGCGATTTAGCGTCTGTTGCTTCAGGGGGATCACAAACTATTTATAAGGTATCTAATCCTTTATTTAAAACTTTGGTATATTATTTTGATTCTTCTAGTAATAATAATACAGTAGAGATTCCTCTTCTTGGTTTTAATGTTAGTGGTACTGGTTCTGGTAACACTACTACTGCTATTTATGCAGCGCAGAACCATCCTAATATAGAGCCTGTTCAGTTAGATATTGGATTTTCTTGGGATCAGGATACGGTTACTAATGGGAATCGAAATGCTAATGTAGGGATTACTTTACGTGCGAAGTATGCTGGCCAAGAACAAGGTTCTGGCACTTACACTTTTAATAATGATTCTACTTTTAATTTTGATGGGTATCCTTATACTTTACTTTTAGGTGGCCCAGCTAAATACACCTGGAACACTTTATTTACCGCTTCATCTTATGAGTTTTCTCGAGCTACTGGTAATTACGGTGGGGCTATTCGTTGTTTGAATTATCGTTCAATAACTGTTTCTTCAGGGTATTTTTCTAGTCCTTTAACATCTCAAAATTTTGATGCTTTGTTTGCTTTTACTACTCCAGATTCTTTGATAGCTGCTTCGGTAGACTTTCCTCAAACTGACCCTCAAAACAACAATGTTTCAGAATTTACTTCTTCTACAACAGGGGAAGGCAGCGATATTTTTCCTTATGGTTATACGACTCATCAGAATGTTTATCGTCTTTTTAATGGTGAGTATTTATTGATGGAGAGACTGCCTCTTTGGGTACCTAATATTTCCTCGGGAGGGGTTAATACAGGGGGTCTTAATAATGATAATTTTACTGTTAGTCTTGGGAGTGATCTTCAGTCTTTAATTCGTCCAGAATTTACTGCTTTTACTACTGGAGATATAATTAAATTTAGGCGTACTAGTACAGTGGATGTGTACTATAGGTATTTAGGTTTTCGTAAGCTAGTCTTTGGTTCTGGTAATACTGACACATTTTATTTTAAAAATTCTCTTAGCCCTACTGCAACTGATCAGATAGAAGCTATTTTTTCTTCTTCTAGTAGAACAACGATTGACCCAGAATTTTGGGAAGAAGTTACGAATATAGATTTTGTAAATAAAAAGATTTACGATAAAGTTTTAGATGAGAATTTAGGGGATCAATCAAATTCATTTTTTCAGTCTAGTGTTACAGGGGATTTAGTTAATTATACTTCTCCTCCTAAAGATTTGGACGGTATTGCAAATGCTTTATATGCAAACATGGCATTTGCTTGGAAAGGATCTAGACTTTATTGGTCGGAGACTTTACTTGTTAATTCTTGGGCTGAAGACCATTTTTATTATAATTTTCCTGATGAAATTATGGGCGTGGTTTCTGGTGCAGAGCAGTTGACAGTCATTACTAAGACATCTATTCATAGTACTACTAATAGGGATCCTGAACAGATTTCGTTTTTTGATGTAGCTAATATAGGCGCGATTTCAAAATATGCAGTTAGCAACTTAGAAGGAAATCCTGTTTTTATTTCTTCTTATGGAATTGTTTTAGCTACTCGAGGTGGTTACGACATTTTAACTAAGGATCTTTTACCTGATGATGTTTTTAAAGCAGCTGATGTTGGTAGTGATAGATCTTTAAAGTTAGATAAGTTGAATGCTTGCATAGGTGTTTATCGGGATCACATATATTTTCATTTACCTAATGCAGGGTTGTTTGACTTAGATATGAGATCTAAAAATTTAACTCCTTTGAAGATTAAAGAGAGTGTTACAGGTAGAGATCTTGGAGTTACTTTTTTCCATGATTTTTATGACGATAAAATTGTTGCGGTGACTAATACCTTAGGAGATCCTCAGAAACTCGTTTATACGAGCTTAGTTGAATCGTTTAACGCTCCACCAGCGTTAGCTTACTCGGAATGGGTAGCTCACTCTGCAGATTGTGATTTAAACCGCACAGATTGGAAGCAGTTTGAAGGTTTGCAGTTTCAGGGTAGTGGCGATGTAGAGGTAGTTTTATTAGATTCGGATTCTGTAATTTCTTATTCTAATCCTTTAGACATGAGTGCTAAGACTAGTGATAATTATGTTTTTCCTGTAGTGAATCCTGTCCAAACAGATAATTGGAGCTTTACTACTGGTGATGATTTTATTACTAGCCCGACTCTTTATTCACAGTCTTCTAACAGTTTAACTGGTCATTTTGATGTTGGGGATCTTGTTTATTTATGTTTAACCGAGTCTAAAGGTGACGGGTATTCTGATTATTATAGGATTGAGGCGATATCTACAAATAAGTTATACCTTGACCGCCCGATTACTTTTGATGCTGCTTTTACTTCACCTCTTACTGGACTTAGGTTGAGTAGATCGAAGACTCAGAGTGGGGTTCAAGGAGAGCGTATTTATTTTAATAAGAGTACTTGGGATTTTAAAAAGGGTTCTAAAGTTTGTATTAAGCACCCTTCTTTAGGGCAAGCTTATTTTAGATATAAAGGCACTAGAGAGTTTATTGAGCAAACTTATGGTTTTATTATTTTGATGGATACCCCTTCGGGCCCTGCACCTACATACAATATGATCGAATCTGTTTTTTTGAGTAATGGTAATTTTAACTCTCAATATTGGGAGCCGATTGGAAGTAGTGCAAAACCTTGGAGTAAGGTTTTGGATATTACGGATCAGTATGGGTCTTCTTTAGGTCAGGGGATAATTGAGGATAGTATTACTCTTTCTAAAAATACTAGTGTTCATAAAGGTATGATTTTACACGGCAAGCAAAAAAATGGTCGTCAGTATTGGGCTCAGTATTTAGGTGATAAAACTTATATAAATACTTCTAGCTCAGATGTTATTATTATTATGGTTAAAGAGTATACTAATCCTTCAGCTCAGTCTTTAGAGATTGAATCAGTCATGTTACATGAGGATCAAATTTACCAGCCATATATAAATGTTTTTCCGTATTCGGGATATAAAATTGACTTTACAAATTTAGACGGATCTAGAGTTGGCGTTCCTTTTGATTGCCCAGTGGACAGACTTTCTTTTATAATAAGAGGAACGGGGAAAGTTATTGGCGTTACTATTAATGGGTTTTAATGTCTCCCCCACCAAAGAAAAAACAACGTGGTTCTGGCCTTCTTCAAGTCTTTTTAAAGAATGGAGATTGGAAGTCCCTTAAGAATCAACTTTTAAAAATTGTTGATAGAGTTACTAGTTTATCTGAAAGAATAGATGCTCTCGAAAATCAAGAACCAAAAGTAGCAAGCCCTGACGAAGCGGGCGCTCTAACACCAGATCTTTATAATGCTTTACAAAATCTTCTTCTTCCAGTGATTGGTGAGTTTTTAACTCGTTCAGACTCTAGGAATTACATAACAAAACACCCTTATCAAACTATTCAAATTTTTCGTAACGGGCAGGAGGTTACTGCTGACGTTACTTTGGATGGAAATCGCACTGTCCAATTTGCAACAGATGTTGCGGAGGCTGAATCGGTAACGGCAACGTATACCCGTAAGTCTTGAAAGTTATTTAATTTTTTAATGAAAGGATAGGTGTTATGCCTTTAGAGTTTGTACGTGATCAGTTATCTGATAGTATTATTAATTCTGCGAAAATTGCAGACAACGCGGTTTCATCCGCGAAAATTGCTGCAGGTGCAGTTACGACTGCAAAAATTGCAGATGATGCAATAACTTCAGCTAAGTTGGCTGCTACTGCTGTAGACGATGCTGCTATTGCTAGTGGTATTACTTTTTCAAAGCTTTCTGCTCCAGCAGCTGCTTTTAGTCTGAATAACCAAAAGATTACTAATTTGGCTACAGGTACTGGTAGTTTAGATGCTGTTAATTTTGCTCAGATGAACGCTGCAATTGCTTCAGTTGTTTCTGGCGATAATTGGGAAGATACAGTTTTATCTTTTGTAACTGCTCCTCCTTCAAGTCCATCAGCTGGAGATAGACACATTGTAGAAGCTACTGCTTCAGGTGCTTTTACAGGTCAAGAGGGTAAGATAGTTGAATACAGTGGTTCTGCTTGGTCGTATACCGCCCCTTCAACTGGAACATTTGTTGATGTTCAGTCTGTGTCAAACGCTCTTTATTATTATGGCGGATCTAGTTGGGCAAAGAGAGAGTTTGAAGCAACAACTGCTGGAGATGGTCTTTCTTTATCAGGTCGTTCGATGAGTTTAGCCGCTACTGTTGCTGGTGGCGGTTTAGCTCATTCTTCTGGTGTTTTGAGTGTAGATTGTACTGTTGGCGGTGGTTTAGAAGTTAGTTCTAACAAACTTCGTCTTACTTCAGCTGTATCTGGCGCAGGTCTTTCTGGCGGTGGTGGATCTGCTTTAGCTATTGAGGTAGATACTAATTCTGGTTTGGCTTTTAGTGAAGTTGGTGCTAATGGTAAGTTGAAAATTAGTCCAAACTTTGACGGAGACGGTCTTAGTATGACTAATGGAATTCTGGCTTTAGATGCTACTGTTGCTGGTGATGGTCTTGATATTGGTTCAGGAGTTTTGTCTTTAGATCTTAAGGCTTCTAGTGGTTTAGAAATTGTTTCAACTGAATTAGCTCTTAAGAACGATAGTACTACTGGTGCTACAATTTGTCCTCTTAATATTGCTGCAGCTGGTATTGGTCTTAAAGTAGATAATTCAACTCTTGAGCATAGCTCCGGTGAGTTGAAGATTAAAGATATTAGCCAAGCTAATGTTTCATCTATGTTTGGTGGATCTTCGGCTGAAGTTGGTAAGCAGATTATGTGTGATGGGTCTACTGGGCCAATTTTTGTTAGCTATAAAGTTTTTGAATTTACTTCAGCTAATTTTTCTCAGCTTACTGCTGGTGGAACTCTTAATCCTCTTGGATCAGATTACACGGCAATTGTTGGGCCAGCTATGGTTTTCTACAATGGTGCTCTACAGACTAGTTCTGAGATAGCTGTTGCAGCTAACGGTCAGCTTACTATTCAGTCAGGAAATACCCTGACTAATACTCTTCCAATGCGTTTAGTTGCTCATTGTGTTGAATCTTAATAACTAGCCTAGCAGGGAAACCTGTCTAGCGATAATATTTAGACGGGGCATTTCGGTGCCCCGTCTTTTAAAAAATGAAAGACAAGATTTATAGAGATAAGATGTTGTTTGAGCAAGATTATATTTTTAACCTTTTTGGGT